CAGAATAAGTTGCTGACCCAACTGTTAAAGCTGTAAAACTAGGACTTCCAGCAGCAGACACTCCACTTAACGAAGGAGCTGATGCAGCAGATACTGCTGTATAGCTAAAATCATCAGGAGAATCTTTAGGTGTAAAATTATCAGCAACATAGGAGTCGAAGAATTGATTCGTACCAAGGTCACTAAATGACCAAGAGATATCATCCCATTCCGCAAGTCCGAAATTATTCGTTGACCAATCATATGCTCTGGTATTTATTGCCATTATTCAGGTCCTGTACCATACCTTGTAAATCTTCCACCTTGAGGAGTTCCAAATCTATTTGTTCCACTACCTCTCCCTCCAGTTTCTATTGACTTTATCATGCCCATTTTTTTCATCCAATCTATAATTCCACCACCAGATTTTTCTCCACTTGAAGGAGGTATCATATCTGGGTTACTTATTATAGGACTTCCTCCAGGTTTAGTTACAGGTGCTGCTCCTCTTAAATTTAATCTAGCTGATTCAGCATCCTGTATATCACCAGCAATGCCAAGTCTTCCTCTAGCCTCAAAAGCTGCTTCTGGATTCCTATCGCCTTGCATTTTTCTCATAGCTCCAGTAGTTAACTCCCCCATTATCCCATCTTCCTCTAAAGCATTTCCGTATCTATCTGTATAACCACCTCTATTTAGCATTTGTTGCATTCTTAAAACTGAATCAGGATCAGAAGGATCAAAATCTTGAGACATTTGTCTTGCACGTCCAGTGCTTGCAGACCTAGATATTTCTTCCATTGCAGGATTTCCAGCTCCAACACCACCTTCATTAGCTGCTCCAGAAGCATCTTCAAAAGCTCTTTGAGCTTGCCAGTCACCTGATTTTAATCCATATTCTCCATCTTCTTTAAATTTTCCGTGATGCTCTTTTACTTTTCCTATTAATCCACCTAGTATTTTTCCTGGATACCATCCCTTTTTATCTGCCATAACTTCTCCTTAAAAGTCTACTGACTTTATATATTTAACTGTACCAGCTCTAGCTCTATACGCATAAGCTCGTCCTTCTTTTATTCCTTTTTCAAATTTTTCATGAAAATACATAGCAAGCTGTAACTGGTCTGGCTTTCTTTCATAGCCAAGAGCTATAGCTTTAGATACAATATAATCATGGAATTGAGATGATAATTCACTAGTTGCTGTCCAAGAAAAATCATTACTAGACGGCTCTGCAAAATCACTTGCTTTCTTATAATAAAATAAAGTAATCTTTTTATCATTCTCATCGGCAGATGCTGAAACAAATTTCTCATTACTAGGATTGTATTTAGCAATACCTATAGCATCTCTTTCTGTCCACCATACCCATTGAGTAGTAGAGTGAGCACCTTTCCAATTATCTACATAAGTACCAGCCACTATGTTAAGTCCCTTCTATGAGGTCTACCAATTAACTTAGGTATATTAACATGATCAGATGAACTATCTGCACTTTCCATATCAACTGATTTTATTTCAAGAATTGAATCGTCTAAAGCATAATATCTTTGATCTGTTGCTAAGTCGAATTGTGTGGCTTTTTCAAGCATTCTTGTTCGTGAACTATATTCAGCTTGTGCTATATTAAGCATCTTAACTATTTCAGTAACTCCAAGTTCTGGATGATGCTGTTGTACTAGTTCAACCATTTCTTTAAGTTTCATTTCCTAACTCCTTCTATAGTGCTATCTAAAGTACCTGCAGTTACATAAGGAGCCATAAATTCAGAAAACTCTGATTTTACAACTTGGTATTGTCCTTGTAGCCATTGGTAATCTGTGGTTAATTTACCAATGACAGTTGTATAAAGACTAATCTTTTTTTGTAGATTAGCATTCCATTCTTGTAATTCATAATTTAAAGATTCCATTTTACCTTGAACATCTGCTTGGTATTTTGTTATCTCTGCATTAAATCTTGTTTGTTCTCTTTGCATTTCTGCTTGATATATTGCTACATCAGTAGAAGCTATTGTAGAATCAACAGCTAACTCTGATTGTACTTTTTCTGCAGCTAAGTTTAATTTAGCTTGCTCTTCAGCTATTTCAGCTTGATATTTCTGCATATCAACAGTAAACTGTTGAGCTTCTTTATTAATATCTGCTTGAAATTTAGCAAGATAACTAGATGCTCTTTGTAATTCTTGAGCTGCAGTGGCTAAGGTAGCTTGAGTCATTTCTTCATCTTCATCAGCTAACCAATACGCAGCTGACTGGGCAACCCCTCCATCATCGTCTGTCATATCAACATCTATAAGTGCTTTTGCAGAAGCTAACGCATCTAAATACTCAGCATTGTGTCCAGTACTAATACTTAAAGTAGGTAAGCTTGTAGATATTGCATAATCAGCAGGCAAACTAGAAGCTATACTTATAGTACTTGGCAAGCTTTTACTTGCGTTAGCAAAGGTTGGTAAAGATATTAATGATATACTTCCAGCTATATCAGCAATCTTATTAAAAGAAGTTGTGTCTGCATCTAGATCAGTAGGAAGCTTAGCATTCAAAGCTGACATTTTATGATGTAGTAACTGAGCTGCTGCATATAAAATTACCCCATGATACATCTCAGAGGGGAAGTTTGATATAGTTGTGTCATTATGATCGACTGCAGTATCTGGTAATACTATGCTTACAGTTGCTGTTTCATTAGCATCTGGAAGCGGTAATACATGTAAAACTGCATTACTAATATAATAAACTGGAGAATTTTTACTGGCATAATATATGCTATCAGTATTAGCAGCATTACTTCTGAAGGCTGCATTTATTGGACTACATTTCAAGTCTTCTCCATTTGAAGCTGTTTTTCTTACTACATCTATAATTCTAGAATTAGTTGCTAAAGAAAGAGTTGTAGGTGAATTAGACAATGTCTGAGCAGAAGCAAATAAAGGTAATAATTCTGGATTCCCTTTTTCTACAACAGATATGATATACTTTACACCATTAGTTAAGAACTTTGATATCTCAGAGTTCTTTCCTGATGTACTACCAGAATAATATCCTACTTCATCAACAAATGCCATTATGCATCCTGTCCTTTTCTAGACCTAAGCATTTTTTCTCTAGCTGTCATTTGTTTAGTTTTAGGCGTATTTCTAGATACCTTTTTAGCTGTAGAGACTAATTTACCAGGAGACATTCTAGACTTTTGAGCCATTGCTTTTATAATAGCTAGATTATTCTTTTTCATCGCTGACATTACAACTTTTGCTACTGCACTTGTCATTTTTTCTTACCTTTAGATTTTTTATTATCGGTGGCTTGCTTTCTACGGCTATTGTTATTGTTTTCTTCTTTGCCCGATTTCCAGGGCCCACCAATATCATTACTTGTTACTATTGTCATATCTAACCTCTTCTTAAATGGGTAAGGCATTTATAGTAGAGGGGGGTTTTTACGCCCCCCTAAACTTAACCTATTATGCGAACTTTAACAAGGTATGAGTTTCAGGAAGTGAAATTTCTAGACCAGCTTCGGTCAAGATAATATCTTTCCGTCCGTCAACATTGTTGTTTTGTACATTAGTGATAATTTGCGTGTCTCTCGACGTGCCATTAGCAGCTAATGGACGATAAGCTACATTCTTAAGATCTACCATGACAGCATAATCTTCCCACATACCTCTAAATAAAGGCTGTTCGACAAGATGTAAATCCCCATAAAGAGTATTTACTTTAGTTACATTATGTCCAAAAGAACCTTTAACGTTCTGTATGTCCATACCATAACCATTTGATCCACCGCTACTTGTAACAGTGTGACCAAGTGCCATTGTGTTTCCTAAGAAAGAACTTCCGCCAAGCTTGTTAAAGTAAGAAAGTACTTTACGAGAAGCAAGAACTAGCTTGTTACCACTATTTCCTGATTCAGGTGAGAACACATCTTCCATTGCATCAATAAAGTCATCATAAGACGAGGAAGAATAAGTAAAATTCTTAATTTTACCATAAGCTTCTGTATAAGGTACAATACCCCATGAGCGTCTTACTGGCCCTGTTGTTGTTGAGTCGTCTGAACCTATACCAAACATCATTGCATGCTCTAAGTCCATTTTGTGTTCCATTAACTTTTCTTGCCATACTCGCTTGTACTCATTAGACACGCCACGATAGCGTGTTGCTAATGAAGTTCCACTAAATAAAGAGATTGCAGTTTTAAAAATCTGCGTATAACCTTCTCTATCATAGAACTCGTCTTTCCATCCTTCAGGGTCAGTTGTTCCCTCAGCAAACGCTGAACCAACAATCTGAGCTTTTCCATCGGCACGAAAGATTAGTTTAGACCCTGAGGCCTCTGTAATCTCTCCTTGGACTGAAGATGTAGGCTTGTAAACAACTTTTATAAAAGTACCATCAATTTCAGCGTAAGCAGCATTGCTTACATCTGGAGTTGCGTTAATTTTATAATATGCTTTCGCTGCTGTTTCTGAACCAACACCTGCGTCACTACCATTTGCATCGTATTCACATTCGATTACAACAATCTGTCCTTCAAGAATGAAGTTAGGAAGTGTTGCTGTGGTTACGACTCTGCCATATTTATCATATAGTATATGA